CAAGAACCGTTATTGACACCTGCGGAACGAGAACCAATTAATCTATTAGATAAAGATGAATCTATACTATAGATATACGGATATCCACTACCAGTATTTGGTGTGGTTGTTGTTTGTGGAGATCCTATTGCTTTGCTGTATATTGTCCCTTCACTTGGGTTAAACCAAGAGCTGAAGTTAGTCCCAGTAATACTTGCCACATCAGCGGCACGGGTTACGGTGCTGGTGTCTGTGGGGATGTAGGAGGTTGGGAAGGATCCTTCTTCTAGTTGGGCGCCCCAGATGTAAAAAGTAGCGACATTATCTACATTAGCAGTTCCAAATCTTATTTGAACCTTTGCATTTGTTTGAGATGATGTGTTTATTACCATATAAAGTCTATACCAACCATTTGGATATGAAATATAACCCTTTATAGTTGGAATACTTCCATCAGCAGTTTCTGTTAGAGTGTCCAATTGCAATCCCCAAGATGCAAAAACTGGAGATACTCCAGAACTTGAAGAACCAAATACAACTCTAGAGGATGTTCCAGACCCACTTACTAATTTTACAAATACACTATAACAATAATTTGTATTTGTGCTTAATGTTGTAAGTTGATCTAATGTATTGTAAGTATTTGCTGTATTTGTTGTAACTAAATCTGCAGTTAAAGTGCCATCTGGAGCAATTCCTTGATTAGCAGTTATAGAGATGTTGCTTTTCTGCCAGATATCAAACTGCTCACTATAAGTAAACAAGTTAGTCCTACTCTCTTCAATCAACAACCCCAAGCTTTCACCAGTCACTGGGTCATGGTCGAAGCGGGGTGCTCCACCGATTGTTGTGGTTGTGGGGATGTAGGTGCTGGCTGTGGAGCCCTCTTCGACTTGGGCTCCCCAGATGTAGACACCAGATGTGCCGTCACCTGTAAAGTTCGGCAACGACGTTGTAACCGTTGCACTGTCAGGGTATCCTGCGATCGAAAAAGCAATCCCGCCTACCCTTGAATTTACAACAATACAACGATACCAACCATTACCTACGTCTTGGATGTCCGCTGAAATAAAATCAAAGCCACCTGCCGGTGCTGAGCCAGATTGAGGTACTGCATAAGTGCCTGCACTCAAGTCAAAATTTACATAAAACCTAGCTGCGGATAATTCTCGAAGTTGAATGTTAGTGTATTCACCTGCTTTGGCATAAACAGAGCAGACATTAGTTGCCGTAGTCGTAGCACTGCGATAAGATAATTTTCCTCCTGCAGATGCATCAGCTACTAATTTTACAGCGTCATTTAATCCAGAAGGAGAGATTGCAGCGTTCGTTTGAATAGATTGACCTGAGTTTATCCAATTACTATAAGTCGTAGTATTGTATAGCAAATTAACCGGACTGGTCTTAATCAACCCATCACTGTCCACATACGTCCCACTACTGGCACGGCTGAAGGTGACTAGGTTGTTACCGCTGACTCTATCTGTAAGTGATTTACGTTGTGCGAAGTTTAAATCAAGACTAGCAAGTTTAAATAAGTCTACACCTGCTCTAGGAACAAGCAGGTTTGACATAACAATCTCGCCACTGCTTACATCTAATAGTAAAGCGTCGCTGAGTTTAAATAAAGTAGAACTATTAAGAAATTTACCAGTGGATAGATTGAGATGTAAAGACATTAGATTTTTGTAATTGATACTACATTTAGACTTACGTCATAAACAATTGATAGTGTGCAAACAGTATTACCACTTGCTCCACCAGTTTTAAAAGTATACACTTGAGGTGTAGTTCCATCAGTTGGTGTTGCTGATGGACTAATACCTACATAATCATGAGGAGGTATAGAAAGACCACCAATATCTTGTACAATTTGTCCGTATGACATTGTGTTAAATAAATAAAAGTTTAAATTTTAGAAGTTATACTTAACACCAAACTTAGTGCCGTAATCATTTACGTCATCAAAGGTTGCTGCAACTTCTCCATAAACAGAAATACGTTCTGTTGCTTGAATTGAACCGCCAATCTTACCTGTAAGCTTTGTCTCTTCTTCTCCACCATCAGGTGCAAAGATAGAAGGACCAGCTTGTACGTAGTATGAACCTACGTCATTACCTGATTCATAACCAAGATGGAAATCTGTAACATGTCCATTGAAATCAGATCCAGTGAATCCAGCATTGTTTTCAATGTTTACGTAAGGACCAGCCATTACAGGAGTAGCAGCAATCAGGGTTGCGGGGAGGATAGCAAGAATTTTCATTTAAGTTTAGTTAAAAAAGAATAAGTGTATTTTGTACGGTTACCATGAATACCCCAGCCTAACCAGTAGTATGCAGCATTCATGTAATAACCGACTTGTTGATGATTAGTTTGAAAAGCATAAAGATCTTTTCTAAACCTCATCTCATTAATCATGTAATCAGTTTGACATTTAAGACCACTAGGATCTTCATTACGTTTAGAACAATGGTTGCCAAGACCAATGTAACGATGTTTAGATGTCCATTGAATTAAACCATAACCACCACGAAGGCATCTATCATAAGGAACGATAGCACCACCCTCACATACGTTAGGTTTAAAATTAGACTCTTGTTGGATGTTACCCATAATGACTGCTAGTGCTGTACGGTCTTTCACACCAGCAGAAGTCTGTAGTTGTTCTAGAACGTACTGCTGTGGTGCAGTACATTGTGGGCATTCAATCATGATTTTTTAGCAGTTTTAGCAGCACGTTTAAAGTTGGCAGCAGTAGGAGCACCTTTGCTTCCTGGCTTACGCATCTTCTCACCTGAACCTTTTGCGATACGCATTTTCTTTGCGTGGATGTTAGCGTAGAGACCTTGTTTAGCCATTACCATACTCCAGGGATTAACTGACCAGTTAGTGCATACGCTCCAAGCGCTGCCATCACACCTAGCATAGCTAGGCGACCGTTAAGCATCTCAGCTTTTTCGTTATGTGTCACAGTGTAGTCTTTGTCAGTGTACATGGTGGGTTCTTTAGCAAAAAGGTTTTGTTGTCCGTGTTCGTTGGTGGTAACAGTCATTAGAATGCGATGTCAGAGTTTTCTAGTTTACGCATAATGTCAGCTCGAAAAGCTGGATCACGATCATAACGTGGATCATTCATAGCTTGTACAAGTTCTTGTTGACTACGGAATGAATCTTCTTTTTGATTAGAACCTTTACCTGTCAACAGTTGACCTTCTTTACCTACAGCATCAGTATATTTACCATACAATGCTTGTACTGCAAAAAAGATTGAATTGGGATTACCATCTGCCATAACAGAATCATACATTTTAACCTCTTCTTTAGAAAGAGATTCTCCAGCCCAATTAACCATTGTTTTATAAGCTTGTTGACCGCCAACCATTTTAAACAATTGCTCAGCTTGTTGTTCAGAAAGAACTTCTTTGCTAGATTCTTCTTGCTCTTCTTGGTTTTCTAGTACTTCTTCGGGGGCTTCTTCTTGTTCCCCTTCTTCACTGGTTTCGGGCTCATTTCTTGATGCTCCTAGTTTACTTTGAAGTTCAAGGTAAGCTTGTTCTAGTGCTTTTGGATTTTCAAACTTACCTGCTAATAGCTGTTGTTGTTCCCCTTCCAAAGACTCGGCAACAGCTAGAGAGTCTTGCTCATCAGAATTCAAAGAAGGCTGATCAGCGGGGGTTTCATTCATTGAAAGGACTTCTGCCATATTATTGTTGTGGTGGTTGTTGTTCTTGTTGCATCATTTCAGCTGATGCTTGTTCGCGTTTTTGCTCTACTGAAGCTAGTTGACCAGCTTGTTGAGCCATCATCATTTGTTGCTGTTGTTGAGCAGCAGCTTGTTGTTCTTGCTGAATCTCTTGCATACTCTTAACAAGATTCAATACATCAATACCTGATGATGCAGCCAAACGTTTGACAACTTCTTCAGGATTAATGTATTCTTGAATAGCTTGTGGTCCCATTGTTTGCGCAATAACAGTAAGGAACTGTGAAAGGCTTTCACGATCTTGACCACGACCAAGTGCATTAATACCAGCTACAATAGTAGGCTTAACAATGTCACCTTTAGGTAGACGTGGAATCTCACCTGTCTTTTGTGCAACAGACAATTTACGATTCAAATAAGGTACAAGAAATTCAACAGTAAGTAAACTAAATAGTCCACCTAATTGTTGTTCTAGTTCTAGCTGTGTCATCCGTACTTCTTCAGCAGTAGTACGCTCACTATTCCTTACATTAAGAATAAGGAATGCATCACTAATTCGTTGTGATAAACCTCCTACCATTTGATAAGCAGTTTGAAAGTCAGCCGTTTTACCAACTTGTATTACACCAATATCATCAGGTCTACCCTGAATGATTGCACCATTACCTGCTTGTGCAAGTGTCTGAGGCTTGGTTGTACTGGAGGGTGAAACGGTAAACACTACCTTAGCAGCAGCTGCACTACCTTCTACAAGAGCTTGTGACAGAGCTTCAAGTGACTTCAAATCACCCATGAATTCTTCGACACGTCCGCGTCCATATGCTTCACCATCAACATGGTTAAACCTAAGTGCAAGCCAAGGGTTAGAGTCAATAGGTGCTTTACCCATTGATTTAGGAAGGATCTCATTATAAACTTCCTGATGCCAAACCCATCTGTTGTTGTCTAGAATTACGTGAGTATAAATGTCACATTCATCAATTGATGAATCATTTACATTTTCCCAATTGCTTTTTGAGTCAAATGATGGATAATTTTTTTTGAGTAATTTTTTAGAGATTGTTTCTTTTGTTACAATTTCAATAACATTACCACTACCATCTCTATCTACAACATAGCGGTTTAAAGGATATAGTTTAAGACCATCCTTTCCCATGTAGATAAGAGCATTACCAGCAACGACTAAATGCTTTAGTGCTTGATGAACAACAACACGATCTGTAGAAGCCGCAATGGATTCCATAATAGTGCGTTCAACTTTAGCAAACGACAAATCAAGTTCTGATCTGATGTTTGGTCCTAGTTCTCCGGGGATATTAATATCATTAACCTGTAGCTTAAAGAAACTGGTTTGTGGTGGTAGCAAAGCAAGCATTAGTTTACTTGCAAGCGTCACCACACCTTTAGCTCCTACACTTTGCCACGGTGTAATGAGATTACGTGCACCTTTGTGGTATGTTTCTTCTCCACGGATTAGATAAGGAAGAGTCAGATCTGCTGCTTGTCTAGCAGTATTTAGAAACTGGGAGCGGTCCGAAGACAATCTCTCATAACGTGATTGAGCAGTCATTATACATTAATACCTAAACTAGAAGTAGTAGCTACTGTAGGTGCCAATCCTGTTGAAACTTGTGGTTTAATTTGTAAAGGTTTACGTTTAAATAAACTTGTACCACCTTGTGAACCAGGTAAATTAGAAATACTTTGAAGTTGCAATTCAGCTGTTTTACTGCCAGCAAGTTGATTTTGTTGTGCAGTCCTACTAGCAATTTCTAATTGTTTCAAACGTTCCTCTTGTTCTCTAGCTAATCGCTCTTGTTGAGATTTAGCTTCAGCAGCTATCCTATCTAATTCTTGTTGCCGAAGAGCTTCTGATTCTGCCCTTTGGTTTTCTAGCTGTGCACCCGTAGAAACCTGTTCATAAATACCACCAGGTACACCAGGCTTTTGTTGTGGATTTAAGGTTGTTGGATTAGCATTTAAAAAATCTAAAATCTCTTGGTCTGAAAATCCAGCTGCTCTATTAGCAACAAGATCTGCATCACCAAATTGACTAAGACCTTTTTCTTTAGTTACACCCAGTGAAGGGTTATAATATTGAGTACTTACTCCAGCCATTAATTCTCATCCATATATTGAATGACCCACTCAACGACACTACGTTGACCAGACCTGTACATAATTTTTTCCATTGTATCTTCAGGGTTAGGATTGATTGGTGGGAAGGATTCATTTAACTTAGACAACATAGCATTAGCTGTCATGCCACGAACATCAAGTAAATTTAAGTCAGGCATATTGTGGAAGGTTTACATTACTATGTTCAAAGAATGCAGGCATTCT